TTTCATCTACCTAACGAGACTTATGGTGGCTCGAAGTCAAAAATTTCGGATTCTTATTTATGTTGCTACAGCTGGAAGAGCTGTAGGAGTTCTAGGCATGCTGTAGACTACTGCATTAGCACACACCCAATATGTTAACCTTGGAGCTATTGAATCTGAAACCAAGGAATTTTCTAAAATTTTAGCAACCAACCACCCATTGGTGTTGCTTGCATCTGTCGCATGATTAGAAATGACTGGCAATCTATTTACCCACTGAGGGTTGAAAATTGTCTCTGTTCCATGCAAGAAGTGTTCGCGGTTAGGGAATTGTTTCAAATCGGTTGCTTTCAACGCATCAACTTGTGCCGATGTATATTCAAGTGGAACTTGCGCAACAATGATACGAGCGTTTTGAAACGCATTCGCTGCCGAAGTAATTTTAAATGTATTATATGAAATCTTTCCATTTACCATTCCAGGTCCAGAAAACACATGATTCCGATACGCGATTTGGGCTTGAGATTCGACTCCCCCCGAGGTGAAATTTCCGGGGTGTATACGCATCTTAAATAACTGGTCATTCGTAGCCGCATTAGCCTGTACCGTAACAGTGTTAATTGGAATAAAATCCTGTTCCGTAACTTCAACTTTCGCACCGATTGTACCGACAGTCTGACCCGCTGCAAGACTCCCTGGACTCGCTACCGCCACTGGTGGCATAGGATTCTTGGGAGCTGATGGTTCTGAAGCAGCAGGATCAATATCGGATTGATACACAGAATCTGATAAAGCTAACAACATAACGTAAGATGCTGTACGTTTAGCCTTCTTCTTTCCAATCTCAACTGCCGAGAATCGACTATCTCCAACCATACAAACACATTCATATAATGGGGCATTATCAGGTGAAACTAGACGTTTAAAATTGTAAGTGACTTCTTCTCCATGCTGATCACATCGTTCTTTCAAAATAGAAATGTAATCTATTGGTTTTACACATTTAAACTGCTTAATCAATTCTGCATCTGATGCTTCATCAACTTCATACCTACCTGTCGATGGATACAACAAACCAGTAAAATGTTCAACAAATTTCTTTACGCGCATCCCGAGATTTGCTGCAATCCCATCCAAAGATGTCAAATTGGAATTTGTTGCAAGTTCTTCATCAGCAGCATGGATTTTTGATTCAAATGTTGGTTTATCAATACGTTTCTGTGCATACAAATAAGAAGCCCAAGCATACTGAAGATCATGTTTCCGAGCAAAAGCATCCATTTCATTAGATGGTATTCCATTATTGAGTGAATTACCTGGTCCTTCATACTTATGCCCAGGTAAAACAAAACCTCGTTTTCCTTTGTCCTGCCAATAATATTCCTCAAACTCCCTATCGACTTGATGATCCAAAATATCTGCTGCATAAACATGAATTTGTTGTTTTTCTAGTTTTGGAGGAACTTGAGCGCGTCGTGCTGTATTAGGAATATACCCAATAATGCCATCAACATCTGCAGCTACTGCACCCGATACAATCAATTCAACAACATTTGCACTTGTTGGCGAAGTACGATTCAAAGCTCTAGATGTTAAAGCCAGTTGGTATGACAAACCTGCAGACACAAATGTCAAAGAATTGGGTACTCCACCTACATTTCCTATGGTCAACACTCCTGTTGTTTGTGGAGGTATAACATACGTTGCTACATCTACACCTGCTGCAAAAGCTCCATCCAAAGCTAAAATATAACCTCGTGTTGTAATTGTCGATCCAGAAGTGATAGTACCAGGTCCTAGCAATGGATTGGTCTTAGTAGTTGCAGTTGCGGCGGCAGTGTCGTCCACTGTATCCAGTGAAATTCCTTCATTCGCTGGCAATTGAACTTGTACATCCTTGTGAACAAAATAATCAAGTTCCAATACCTCAAAAGATGGTCTAAACCTGAAAGGTTCTGGCACATCTGTTCGAAGAATTGGAGGTGTCACCTGTTCAATCAAAACTTTAAACCACTTCTCATTTCTTGATTTAACAAAGTCACGATCACAAAACGGGATTAGGAAATACATAATTGGACATTTAGCCAAATTATACGTAACTCCCTGTCTGTTAAATGCGGAGTCATCAGTAGCAGATGTAGACGTAATTGCTACTTTAATCAATTGTGAGAAACCTAGTGGGGGTCTCGAATCTATACGGAGCAAACACATTTTAGCTCTATGATATTGGAAAATATTCATCAAAACATCAGCTTTCGGTGCAATTTGTTGTAGAGTTGGTGATAGAACAACACGTGGTTGGACTCCATTCAAGTAGATTGGATCCAACAATTGAAAATGTTTAATATTATCGGGTAAACTCATTGCTGCATCCATAATTTTGGGGATCTGTTTGGGCAGTAACCCATGCGACTGACCAAGATCATAAGCATAAACTGGGCCATCTGCACTCATAACTTTAATTGGTGGGCCAATATCAGATTGGACTCCCTCAAATTGGATGTCGGTTTCTGGATTGGTCTCTTGAGGAGAATAATTTCCATAATTTAACCCCAAGTTATAAAGGGCTTCTCCTTTCTGTTGAATATATCTCTTTACATTATCCATGACTGACATTAACGATTTGTCAAGTGATTCTGTAATATTCTCGTTTTCAAAACTATCTGTTTTTGTGTAATAACGTAAACGGGTTCTTCCGTTTTCAAAAATTGATTCACAATATATCTTTTCTTTTTGTAAATCACTAGGTGACAAGACACCAATTCGAAGCAAATACGATCGAAGCATATCTACATATCTATTCAAAAGAATAGGCATAATGGCTTCTCGTAATTCAGGATGGTAATGTTTAAATTTATACGTTGAAACCCATTCTCTCAACTTTTTCACAAAAGCTGAGTAGTATTTCTTCCCATGTAACATTGCTTCCATAAGTTGTTCTCTAATTGTTGCTTGCCACTCTTCAATCTCTTCTTCGGTTAAACATGAGTAATTAAATACACTCTCGATAGATGTTTTATCAAGAGGAGCAATCCAGATAGTAGGATATAACTGATAAAAGTTTCGTTTAAGAAACTGCAATTCACAAATATCTTCAAAATACGGTAATTCAACATCAGATTTGTTTCCTGGTGTTACTGTTTGTCCAATTTCTGCCATGACTTTCTTATATGCATGGAAGTTAAATCCCATGTCTACAGCTTCTTGTGTCAATCCCATAGCTTTATCATCACCAAAGTTCTTGTCTCTGACATATCTCAGATATGATTGTAAACTAGTATCACCAGTTGTTTTGATAAATACATACCAACCGTACAAGAAATTGACTAAGCAATTCAATTCAGTAGTTAGTACATTACCAGATTTATTTCCCCGATCAGTCATGAACAAAGTTCTTGATGCACAAATGATAGTATATATAAGTTCCTCAAAATATACATAACGTGCGTTAGCATACTCGTCATTCTTCTCAAAATGACGAATAGTCTCGATTATAATAACTGCGACTGCTTTGATAAACTGTGCTAATAACTTCTGGTCAAAATTTTTATAATCGACATCCATGAAATATTTATACTGCTTGAACTTTGAAATAAAATCCGTCACATCCAATGATTTCATATCAATTCCTAATCCGTGAAATAGCTTCTCTTGATTAGATTTGAAAGCTGCTTTCCATCTACCAAAAAGAAATCTGCCCATCAAGAAAGATTCCATTGGAGGCGCTATAAAAGCTCTTGTTGTCCCATAATGTACTTTCTCTACTTTACGAAGCTCATCTTTCAAACACGCCTTCCATATACTGAAAGTGCGT